GCCGATGGTATGGGTATGATGGAGACTGAAATTGGTGAAGGAAAAAAGAAAAAATCTAAATACAATCCTTGGGCTATTTGTACATCATCTGTTGGTAGAGATGACAAAGATAAGTTTGAAAGATGTGTTAAAGATGTTAAAAGAAATGTTAGAGAAGGAAAGAACCCACATCAAGTTATTGTTGAAATGGCCTTGGAAAAAATGATTGAAAAACATATTTCTCCAAGAATGACAAAAAAAGATTTATTAAATACATTATCTGAACAAGGTATCATTCGTAGACCGATGTCAAATATGTCGATTGGTTTTGTTGGTGAAAAATTGGACAAACCCACAAAAAAATCTTATACTTCTACTGTGAAAGAACAAGGTACAAAAACGGCACCTCCAAAAATTAAACCAGGAACTAAAGAAAAACCTGGTACGTTAGACCCATTTAAGAACCCAAAACATCAACCAAAACCAAAGGCTGAAGTAAAAGAACAAGGTACTAAAACGGCACCTCCAAAAATTAAACCAGGAACTAAAACAAAACCTGGTACGTCAGACCCTTTTAAAAATCCAAAACACCAACCAAAACCAAAAGCTTTAGACCAACCGGCTAAAAAAATGGGTACGGTTGAAATACCTGATTATTTAACTTTTGACCAATTAAAAATTAATTTCAAAGACCAATAATGGCTAATAAAAAAAGAATAAACGAAGCACCTCCAATTGATTATGGTGATAGACCCGAAAGAATGTCACCTGATGTTGAAGGAAAGATAAATAGAGGTGAAACTCCTTTATCAAACAATCCTGCATTTCCAAATATTCAATCAGGTCAAGTTCCACAAACATTTGAACAACTTATAGCGTCTAAGAGATTTAAAGATGTTGTCGATAAGGTAAAAAGATATACTGGACAACAAAATATTTCAGGACAAAATGCGTTAATGCAACTTCAAACGGCTATGATGAGGTCCGTTCAAACATTATTTCAAATTCAAGCTAATAATAAAGAGTATTTGGAAAATTTGGCGGTTGATTTAGTTAGAAAAGAAATGGGTGTTAGACCCGACCAATTACAATATGATGCCAAGCTTGTAGGTATGGGTCAAATTGATATGTCAGGTTTTTCTAAAGAAGGTGAAGAACCCGATGAGGAAGAAGTAGAACAAAATTTTCAACAACAAGAAGAAGATGTTGAAGATTTTATTACCGCATTTGAAAGATTTGATATTGAAAAGGCTAAAAGAAGATTTATTAACGCCTTAATTCAAGGTTCATCTAAAAAAGGACACTATATGTTCGAATTAGTAAGAGATGAATTGGATAGAATCGACCCAAGATTATTAAATTTGTATGGTATTGTTATGTCAGTTAATGATTTAATGTATTGGGTATTACCAGATGAGATGATGGACATGATGATGAGTCAAAGTGGTGTTGGTGGTAAAGAAGAAGTTGATATTGAAACTGACCCCCCAACAGTAAGAGCTCGTGGTTTATTTTTCCCAATTTTGATTCATGAGTTAATCAAAGGAACTATGGAGGTATTGGGTACTCAAGGACTTCCTGATGACCCAAAACAAGCCGAAATGGTTATGGCATCTACAGACACTTTAGCAAATGAAGTATGGGATTTAAGACTTGGTCCAGTAATATGGGAAAAATTCTTAACAGCATATCCTGAACGTTTATTTGATGAAGATAAAAAATTCATACAAAGCTACCTATTTGCAAGATTTTCAGCATTATCTTCTGACGAATTTTTCAATTTAGCAAAAATGATTTTAAGAGGTGATGCAAAAGCAACATCTATCTTAGACAAAATGGTTACAGAAATTGTAAATCATCTTAATGAGGTTCACAGTGATGATGATGAAGATTCATCAGACTATGATACTGACGATGATGGTGAAGACGGACCAGATGATTTAAGTGATTTAGATGATTTCTTAGGTAGTTTAGGTATCGACAGGTCCTAATACTAACCTTATATGGGTTTTACCAAAGAACAATTACTATTAGAATATACAAGGTGTGTCAAAAACACACCATACGCTCTTAAGACGTATCTTCAGACTTATGATAACACTCAGTCAAGATACGTCCCTTTAGAGTTATTTCCTGACCAAGTAAACTTGGTAGAGGATTATGAAAACTTCAACGAAAACATTGCATTAAAATATCGTCAGGCAGGTGTGTCTACGGTAACCGCTGCTTGGGCGAGTAAACGACTTGTATTTGCATCAAAACAAAGACCTGAAAAGGTTTTGATTATTGCAAACAAATTGGATACCGCTGTGGAAATGGCAAATAAGATTCGTGGTTTTACCGAACAATGGCCTGCTTGGGTAGGTGTTGGATTTTCACCTGACAAAAACGCCGCAAGACACTTTAAGTTAACTAATGGTTGTGAAGTTAAGGCGGTTGCAACATCAAAAGATGCACTTCGTGGTTATACCCCAACTATGTTGATATTTGACGAAGCTGCGTATATTGAGGCTGATGGTGATTTTTGGGCTGCCTGTATGGCTTCGTTGTCTACGGGTGGTAAAGTTGTTGTTGTATCAACACCAAACGGATACGACCCAATTTACTATGAAATCTACGAACAAGCCAATCGTGGAATGAATGATTTCAAGATTACCGAAATGTTTTGGTATCGTGACCCACGTTATACTAAAGATTTGTATTTGGTTAAAACAGATGAGATTATTCATTTTTTATTAAACAGAGAAGAATATACTTCAGATAGAATTATTGATTTTTCAGGACGTGACCCGTATGAAAGAAATTACGATGAGTTAAAGGCTTATTTTGAATTGGGTTATAGACCATGTTCATCTTGGTTTGAGGCAATGGTTAAAAAACTTAAGTACGACAAACGTAAAGTTTCTCAGGAATTGGAATGTAACTTCTTGGGTTCAGGTGATAACGTATTTGACGCAAACTTGATTAAGAATATAACCGACAATATGATTAAAGAACCCATAAATAAAATGATGGGTGGTGGACTTTGGATATGGAAAGAACCTGAGATGGGTCACAGATATATTATGGGTGTGGACGTTTCTCGTGGGGATTCTGAAGATTACTCTACATTCCAAATTTATGACTTTGATGACAAGGAACAGGTTGCTGAATATGTTGGAAAACTTCCTCCTGATGTACTGGCGGAGATTGCTTACAAATGGGGTAATATGTATAACTGTTTTATTGTAATTGATATCACAGGTGGTATGGGTGTTGCAACGGCAAGAAAATTACAAGAACTTGGATATAAAGATTTGTACGTTGATGGAGTTGATTTTGGAAACAAATGGAAGTATGACCCAAAAGCTGCTGAAAAAATACCTGGTATTAACTTTAACAACAAAAGGGTTCAAATTATTGCGGCACTTGAAGAAAGTTTAAGACACGGATTGAAGGTTCATTCATCAAGATTATTGAATGAAATGAATACGTTTGTTTATATCAATGGACGACCAGACCACATGAAGGGACAACATGATGATTTAATTATGTCTTTGGCGATGTCAATTTATGTTTCTGATTCATCTTTTTCACAACTTACCAAAGTTACACAACAAGCCAAAACAATGTTGGAATCATGGACAATTCATTCTCACGAACCACCAAAAGAACAACATTTTAATCCATCGATGCCAAATACAAACTTCAAGGATAATCCGGTGTATAGAAATCAACCATCACAAAAAGATTATGAACAGTATTTATGGTTATTCGGCGGTATGAAGCGTTGATAAAAAAATAATATAAATTAAATTTTTAATATGGAACAAAAAAACTTGACAATATGGCAAAGGTTGTCCCAAGAGTTAGGACCTAATTCTTTGTTAGGTCAAGATATACCAACATATAAGTTTGATAAAAAAGAACTTTTAAGAACTCAGGATAAGGCTGAGTATGAGAAACAAAAACTTCAAGCTCAACAAACTTTTTATATTGCAAGCCAATGGGCCAAGATTGAAAATAATCTTTATAGTCAAGCAATTTATTATGAACCAACTCGTTTGGCTTCGTACTATGATTACGAATCAATGGAGTATACTCCTGAGATTTCTGCGGCTCTTGACACATACGCTGAAGAATCTACTACGGTAGATGAAAATGGTTACATGTTACAAATCTATTGTGATTCACCAAGGATTAAAGCGGTCTTGGGTGATTTGTTTAACAACGCATTGGATATTAATACAAACTTACCAATGTGGACTCGTAATACATCCAAATATGGTGACAACTTTGTATTTTTAAAATTGGACCCTGAAAAAGGTGTAGTTGGTTGTTTACAATTACCAAATATTGAGGTTGAACGTATTGAGGTTGGTATGAAAGGAAGAGCAACATCAGGATATGGTGGGGCAATGGCTTCAAATGCCGGTGTAAAAAGTTTAACATTTACTTGGAAAAACAAACAACTTGAATTTAACAGTTGGGAAATTGCTCACTTCAGATTATTGGGTGATGATAGAAAACTTCCTTATGGTACATCAATGTTAGAAAAGGCAAGACGTACTTGGAAACAGTTGGTATTGGCTGAAGATGCTATGTTGGTTTATAGAACATCAAGAGCACCTGAAAGACGTGTGTTTAAAGTGTTTGTGGGTAACATGGACGATGCAGATATTCAACCATATGTTCAAAGATTTGCTCAACAGTTTAAAAAAGACCAAATAACTGACCCACAAACAGGAAACGTGGATATGAGATTTAACCAAATGGCGGTTGACCAAGATTTCTTTATTCCTGTTCGTGACCCATCGGCACCAAACCCAATTGAAACTTTGCCAGGAGCACAAAACTTATCAGAAATTGCTGATATTGAATATATCCAAAAGAAACTTTTAACAGCGTTAAGAATTCCAAAAGCATTCTTAGGGTTTGAAGAAGTTGTTGGTGATGGTAGAAACTTATCATTACAAGATATTCGTTTTGCTCGTACAATTAATAGAATTCAAAAATCTATGGTTGCAGAACTTAACAAGATTGCAATCATTCACTTATTCTTATTAGGTTTTGAAGATGAATTGGGTTCATTCCAATTGAGTTTAACTAATCCATCTAAACAAGCTGACCTTCTTACCATTGACGTATGGAAAGAAAAAATGTTGTTATATAAAGATGCCGTTGCACCAATTGAAGGTATTGCACCAACATCACAAACTTGGGCTAAGAAACATATTCTTGGTTTCTCTGATGAAGAAATCAAATTGGATTTACAACAACAAAGATTGGAAAAAGCGGTATCACTCGAAATTCAAAATACAGGTAACGTTATTACTAAGACAGGTATCTTTGATAGTCTTGATAGATTGTACGGTAATAAGACAACAACAGGGGCAACTGAAACTGAGACATCAACTGAATCAGGATTTGGTGACTTTGGAAGTGAACCACCGGCATTTGGAGGTTCAGAACCACCGGCTGAGGCAATACCAGCGGCAGGTGAAACACCACCAGCACCTGGTGGAGTAACACCTGAGTCAATTAAAAAAGACATGAATTTAATCTTAGAAAGAGATAATGTTTACGGTGTAGACGATATTGATTTAGAAAAAGGAAGTCGTTCTTTGGGTGTTATTGAAGAATCTCTTAGAAAACTAATAGATTGATATATTTATTAATAAAACCTATTATGAAATTTGGACAATTAATGAGCAAAATAGAAGAGTTATTAATTAACTCTTATGTAAATGAAACAGTTAAACTTGAGTTGAAAAACTTTAACAAGTTGGTGTTGGAAAATAAAAATGCCAGCACAATGTTTTTTATTTATACAGAATTGTCTAAAAACAAAGGTTTAGATAAAGAAATTGCTGAAGCATACATCAACGAGTCTTTGAGACAAATTGAGAAACTTTCCCCAAAATTAAATACTCAAAAAATTGAGTATTGGGTAAAGGATGTTGTATGTGAAAACAACTACAAAGATATTGACAATATTGTTTACAGTACTCCTGATAAAATAATGGAAACTGTTACAAGTAAAAAAGCGTTGATTAGTTTATTGAGTGAGTCATCTGAGACTAAATCTCATATTGATTTACCAATAGAAACTTTATTAAACATAGCCAACAAATCAATTAAAGGATACATCGATAATTTAGATGAGGATTCTAAAAGAGATTTGTCTAAAGTATTAATGACAGAAGATGTGGAACTCTCGAAAGAATTTGATGAATTAAAATCAAAGACTATTGGTAAATTGAGTAACATCACAGAATCATTGGATGATATCACTAGTAAGAAATTGCAGGAAACTATTGACCAGATTCAGTCTGATACTTTTTCAAAAATCAATTATGTAAGATTATATAATCTCCACAACAATTTATAAATTATCTTTATCTTTTTGGGACTGAACGTATTTGGATTTCAGTTTCTGATTTCTTTTCAAAACACTTTTTTTCTCGTACTGTAATCTTTCACGTAACTTTTCATTTTGTTTTGTTTTGATTACTTTTCCTTTGAGAACTTTTAAGGCTTTCTCCAAACTCTGACCATTTTCTATTTTTACTTTTAACATATTCTATTAAATAATTCAAATATGTTAAAAAGTTTGACTTGATAATTAAAATTGGTTAATTTTTATCAACAAATAAATCTAATTAAAATGATTATTAATGAAAAAAGGGAAAACGGCACGAATCATTGGGTTCAGTGATTCAAAGGTGAGTTATGGTACAGTTGATTCAAAAAATTTCAAATCAGTATATCTAAACTTACAAAGTTGGGTATCTCCAAAAGAAAATTATGAAAAGTGGGAACGCATTGTAGGTAACTTTAGTAGAAACATAAAACACACAGTTTACGAAATCGCGGATAATGACACATTCAAAGATACAAATATTGTTGACTTAGACTTAAGGACAAGTGGGATTGTGTATGGAAAGAAAAGTTTTATGAATTTAGAAATCACATTATTTCTCAACGAAGAAATAGAATTTAAAGACACAAAATTAAAAGAAAAACTTAAGAAAATTGCCAAAGCTATTTACGTAGATAATTTTAAGAATAACGACTATTTTGATTTTACTATTTCAAAGAAAGTAAAAGATACAATTTGATGGTATTTATTATTAAAATGTTTTTATGAAAATATTAGGACCACAAGATACAGGTAAAGGAATATTGGTTGAAATGGATGCGGGATATATTTCCCCAACTGAAACTCACAATAAGAATTTATTAGAGCAAGCCAACAAAAATATGTTGGACTATTCAAAACCATTTGAATTCTATGCCGTACTACAAAAATACAATACACCAAACCGTAATGGCAGAGTGTATCCTGAAAAGATTCTCAAAAGAGAAGCTGACAACTACAAAAAGATGATTGCCAAAGGAACGGCACTATCTGAACTAAACCACCCTGAATCATCATTAATTGACCTTGACAGAGTATCTCACCTTATCAATGAGGTATGGTGGGACGGACACATACTTATGGGTAAATTAAAGCTTCTTACATCACCTGGATTTCACGAAAGAGGTATTGTATCTACAAAGGGTGACCAAGCGGCAAACTTGTTAAGACAAGGTGTTACTTTGGGTATTTCATCACGTGGTGTTGGTTCGTTGAAAAAGACGGGTGAACAAAATGAAGTACAAGATGACTTTGAATTAATTTGTTTTGATTTGGTATCATCTCCATCGACACCAGGAGCATACCTATTCACAAACGTTGAAGATAGAAATAAGTTTGAAGAAAATTTAGATGAGGAAAAGAATTTGAGAACACCAAATATTGGGGTGAGTGAAAAAGGAATGAATCGCTCTATTGACTTATTGAAAAAATTAAACCATTATTTGGACAAATAATATAAAAAACATGGATGAAAAATATTTTGTAGCGAAAGTTCAGTACGAACTACCTGATGAAAACACAGGAAAATTGAAGAAGATTAGAGAAGAGAAATTGGTGAAAGGTTACTCGGTAACCGATGTAGAAGCCAAGGTTACCTCACGATACACGGGGTTCCAACATGATTGGAGAATCACAGCGGTATCGGAAAGTAAAATTGACGAAGTTATTGAAGATTAATCAAAACCCCTCCTAACCGAGGGGTTTTTTTATTTATTTTGGGTTTCTGCCAACCCAATCCCAACTTTTTTTAAGTTGGGATATATTTATTATGTAAATTATTATAAAATTTATATGGCAGACAAAAAGTCATTAGTCGAGGAAGCATTACTTCAAATGAAAAATTTAGAAGAAGTAGTGACTGAAAATGCAAAAGGAATACTTGCTTCAACAATGAAGGGAGAAATCGCAGAATTAGTAAAAGAGTCTTTAAAGAAAGAGACTAACGAACAAGCAGAAGACGAGATTGGTATTGAAATGGATTCTATGGATGACATGGGAGACGAAGATGGAATGGAAATCGACATGGATATGGACGATGAAGATGAAATGGACGTTGACGACATGGGTATGGAAATGGATTTTGATATGGACTCGGAAGATGAACAACCAATTGACCTTACAAACGCATCTGATGATGAAATTTTAAAGGTTTTCAAATCTATGAGTGATGATGATGGTATTATCGTAAAAAAAGACGATGACCAAATTACTTTAGAAGATGAGAACGAAGATGCTGAGTACATTATCCAAATGGAAAGTGACATGGAAGAAGAAACTATGGACGAAGAATATATGGATATGGAAATGGAAGAATCTGAAGAAATGGAAGGAATGGAAATGGAAGAAGAAATGTCTGATGAAGAATTAGATATGTTAATGCAAAGTATGTTCCAAACCGAATCTATAGATGAAGAAGAAGACATGGAAGAAATGGAAATGGAAGAATCTGAAGAGATGGAAGAAGGTGAAGATGAAGTTGTTTATGAAATAGAAATGGACGAAGAAGATGATGATGATGATGATGATATGGAAGACATGAATGAAGGTAAGATGACTATTAAACCTGTTATGGGAAAATTAACTAAATCATCATTAACAAATAAAGCAAAAAAGATGGAAACAAAAGAAGGTTCCATGATGTCCAAACCTGTAGTGGGTAAAGGTGTTAAAACCGGAACAGCAAAATTCGAATACAAAGAAGGTAAAAAAATGGAAACTAAAGAAGCTGCTATCGAACCAAAAGGTAGAGCTAAAGGAGTTGGTATGAATTTATCCCCTAAAAAATTCGAATACACTGAAGCTAAAAAATTTGGAGGTAATAAAGACGAATACAAACGTAAAGAAGGTCATAAGACAGGAGACGTTAAAGGTCACTACAAAGACTACGAAGGAAAAGTTGGTGGTAACAAAGGTGATAAGTCTAAAACACATCCAGGTAAAAAAGATTACGAAAAAGAGGAAACTAAAGAAGCTGCAAGAACATTATCAAACGGTACGAGAAACTACCCAATGAGAAAAGGTTTACCAAAAATGAAAGTTAAACCAAATTCAGCACTTTCTGAAGAAGTAACTCAATTGAGAGAAAAGAATGAAGAGTATAGAAAAGCTTTAAACATTTTCAGAGATAAATTGAATGAAGTTGCGGTATTCAACTCAAACTTGGCTTACGCTACAAGATTGTTTACTGAACATACAACTACAAAACAAGAAAAGATTAATATCTTAAGAAGATTTGATAATGTTGAAACTTTAAAAGAATCTAAATCATTATATGGCTCAATTAAAAATGAATTAAATAACAATAATCAAAGTGTTGTAACTGAATCTATGTCTAAGATTGAAAAATCTCCAGTATCGGGTTCAGCTCAAAATTTGATTGAATCTAAGACATATGAAAATCCACAATTCTTAAGAATGAAAGATATTATGTCTAAAATAGTAAAATAAAAATAAACATAAAACTAAAAACAAAATAAAATTAAAATGGGTGCATTATTAGAAAGCGGTCTTGTTGGTAACATTGGTTTGAAACACTTAAAAGTTATCAAAGAAGACACAATTAACAAATGGGATAAACTTGGCTTTTTGGAAGGATTAAAAGGTCACATGAAAGAAAACGTAGCTCAGTTGTACGAAAACCAAGCTTCACACTTAATCAATGAGGCTTCTTCAACTTCTGACTCTGGTTCTTTTGAAACAGTTGTTTTCCCAATCGTGAGAAGAGTATTCTCTAAATTATTAGCTAACGACATCGTGTCTGTACAAGCAATGAACTTACCTATCGGTAAATTGTTCTACTTCGTACCTAAAAT